GAAATCTTCACAAGACATATCATTACACGGTTCCAGGCACGAACAAGACTGTCGTTTATGACGCCGAAAATGTCATCGACATCCCCTTCATGCTGAAGTCGGATCAGATCACGCACATTAGCCCGATCACGAAGAACGCCGAAGCGATCGGCCTGTCGATCGGCGCAATGCGATATGGCGCGAAGGTCTTCAATAACGGGGGCCTTCCGCCCTTGATCATGGAAGGTGCCTTCAAGTCGCAAGAGACGGCCGAACGCGCAAGCTTCGACCTGACGAAGTCGATCGCGAAGGCTTACAAACAAGGTCGCCAGGCGCTTGCTATGCCGATCGGTTACACGGTCAAGCCGCTCGGCTTCAATCCGTCCGAAATGCAGCTAGTCGAATTGCAACGCTGGTGTGTTGAACAGATCGCGCGGATTTATTCGCTTCCGCCGACCTTCCTTCAAGACCTTTCGCACGGCACGAAATCGACCGCTGAACAGGAAGACTTGCACTTCGTGAAGCACACGCTGAACCGCTGGATCAATCAGGTTGAACAGGAATTGAACCTGAAGCTGATCGGCCGTGGCAGGAAGGCGACTTATATCAAGTTCAACGTCGACGGCCTGCTTCGCGGTGACTATCGAACCCGCATGGAAGGCAACGCGAAGGCGATCTCGACCGGACAGCTGACGCCGAACGAGGCGCGCGCGCTGGACAATCGCGAGGCGCTAACGGGCGGCGATGAACTCTACATTCAGGGCGCGAACATGCCGCTGAAGACTCAGAAAGACGCGGTCGCAGGTTCGGGAACGCCGAAGGCTGATAACGGCAGCGGGGGCGATCCGAATGAGTGAGCCGGACCCGCATCGCTTCGAAGAGTTCAACGTCGATCATAGGGCGGTGGAAGTCGAAAGCCTGGTCCGCCGGATCGTGTCAGAACGTGAGCGCCGGATCACCGCCGAGTTTCCCGCCTGGCGTCAGGTCCAGCTGATCGCAGCCGGGGTCGTCCTGATGTTCGACAAGACACTGACGAGCGACGAACTCCGCGTCGTCGAAACCGACGCGACAGCCCTAAAGTCGTTTGTGCAATGCGTGACCAGGAACCGACTTGCGGCCGATCTGCTGATCAAATCAGTTCGGAAGCCGGGCGCGGACCTTGGCAAGATAAACCCGACGGCGAAAGGCTGGTGGCAATATGAACAAAGAACGTGAATTTCGCGGGCTGACCGTCCCGCTGGAAATCCGCACCGAAGACGGCGACGCGAACCCGAAGGTCGAAGGTTACGCTTCCGTCTTCGGACAAGAAGCCGTCATCGGCGACTATTTCCGCGAAGTCTTCGTCGCCGGATGCTTCCGCGAAAGCCTGAAGAACAGCGACGACGTCGTCTTCCTGGTGAACCATGACGGCTTGCCGCTCGCCAGGACGCGGGCCGGAACGCTGAAGCTGAAGGAAGATAAGCGCGGCTTGCATATCTCGGCTGAACTGGACGGCACCGACCCCGACGTCGCGCGGATCGTCCCGAAGATGAAGCGCGGGGATCTCGACAAGATGTCGATCGCCTTCCTTCCGACCGTTCAGGAATGGGAAGACCGCGAAAACGAAGACCTTCCGCTTCGCAAGATCACTGAAGCCCGCTTGTTCGATGTTTCTATCGTGACGAACCCGGCTTACGACAAGACCGAAATCGGCCTTCGCGCCTTGGAAGATTATCGGTCGCAATTAGGTGTCCCGCCATATGTGCGGAAACTCCGAATGAAGATGAAACAGGGCCTAACGGCTCGCCGCACATAGACAAGGGAAAATCAGACTATGTCGAAGCAACAGATCAAAGACCTTCGCGACAAGAACACGGCGACGCTTGCGTCCGCCCGTTCGCTTCTCGCTGATATCAAGGACGATACACCGGCCGAACGCGCCGCCGAACTGGAAACCCAGCACGACGCAGCGATGTCTGAATATGACAAGCGTTCGGTTCAAATCGATCGCCTGGTCAAGATGGAAGAAGCCGAAGGCCGAGAAGCCGGGAACCGCGACGTCGACACACGCAGTCGCCGGCCGCACCCTGGCACACCTGACGCCCGTTCAGACGACGACGCGACGCCAGAATATCGCGACGTCTTCCGCAAGGCTATTCAGTTCGGCATGGCAGAACTGTCAGGCGACGAACGTCAGGTCTTCCGCGCGCACCAGCGGGGCCTTGATCCTGAAGAGCGCGCGCTTGCAGGCGGCACCGGTTCGACCGGCGGTTACCTGATCCCGCAGGACATGGCGCCGACGATCGACAAAGCTATGGCGATCTGGGGACCGATGATGGACGGCGAGAACGTCGCGACGCACATCACGACGGCGACTGGCAACACGATTACAATGCCGACCCTTGACTATACCGCGAAGCGCGGTGACCTGAAGGCTGAAGGCGCCGCCGCGCTTGACGACGCTTCTAAAGATCCGGCGATCGGTCAGAAGACACTCGGCGCGTATCTGTATTCTTCAGGCATTGTTCGCGTGTCGATCGAACTTCTTCAGGATAGCAATTGGGACATGGAAACCCTGCTGAACGAACTGTTCGGCGAGAGCCTTGGCCGCACCTGCAACAGCGTTCTGACGCTGGGTGACGGTTCCAGCAAGCCGAACGGCATTCTGAACTTTGCCACATCCGGCAAAACGTCCGCCGCGACGACAGCGATCGCGTCCGATGAATTGTTCGACGTCTTCCATTCGGTCAATCCGGCTTACCGGTCTTCCCCGAAGTGTCTCTGGCAGTTTAACGACACGACGCTTGCGACGATCCGCAAGATGAAGGACGGCCAAGACAATTATCTCTGGCAGGAAGCGAACATTCGTTCGGGTGAGCCTGGAACGCTTCTCGGCAAGCCGTACCGCGTCAATCAGGACATGCCGGACATCGCAGAGAGCGCGACGCCGATCCTCTTCGGCGATCACTCGAAGTATTTTTGTTCGCAAGGTCACGGGCCTGAAAATGGTTCGCTTCGACGAAAAGTTCATGAACGAACTCGAAGTCGGCTTCATGGCCTATCAGCGTATCGACGGCGAAAGGCACGAACAACGCCGCGATCAAGAAATTGACGATGCTCGCCGCTTAAGGCCGGGCGATGACCTGGGGCGGCGGGCTTCGGCTCGCCGCCTTTTCTCTAAAAAAGGGGCAAGACATGGAAATTCGCATTATCAAGAATTGCGGCGGCGCTGGCTTCGCATACTCGAAGAAGAGCGGCGTCGTGATCGTTCCGGACGATCGCGGCCGTGATCTGATCCGCGCGGGCTACGCGGTCGACGCGAAGGAAGCGAAAGCCGAAGCCGCCAGGACTGAAAAGACCGTTAAGCGGACCCCGAAGAAAGAAACGGCGACCAAATAAGATGCGAACACTTCGACCCGTTGTGAAAGTCGTTCCGGAAGTCTCGCCGGCCGTCGCGGTCGCGCTGGCTGACGTGAAGTCGCATCTTCGCGTTTCATGGAGTGACGAAGACGGCAAGATCGAAGCTTATATCGCCGCCGCGCTTGCATTGATCGATGGGCCTTCGGGCTGGCTTGGCCGGGCTCTGATTTCGCAGGACTGGCAACATGTTTGCGGCGGGCCTGATTTCGGCCGCGTATGGCTGACAGGCGAACCGACCGAAATCGTTTCAATCTCATATCTCGACACTGACGAAGCGTCGCAGACGCTCACACCGTCCGACTTTCGCATTCACACCGACGGCTTCGGATGGGCCGTGACGCCTAAGACGGGCGTTAGCTGGCCAAGCTTCGCCGATCGGTCCGACGCCATGACGATCGTTTACACGACCGGCTTCGCGGATGCCGCCGACGTCCCCGCGCCGATCAAACAAGCGGTTTCACTTCTTGTCGGACATTGGTTCAAAGAACGCGAGGCGGCAACAGCTGTCAGCCTGAAGGAAATGCCGTTCGCTGTTTCGGCGCTTCTCGAAAATTATAAGATCGGCTTCACGGCATGAGGGCCGGCGAGGCGCGCGACCTGGTGCGGTTCGAACGCAAGGGCGCGGTGACAGGCGGATACGTCAAGACGTCCGCCGCCTGGTCAACCCTCGCGACTGTTGCGGCGAAGATCGAAGCCGACAAGATCGGCAAGGAAGAGGTGATCGGCGACAAGGTTCGCGGCGTCTCAGACTTCAAGATCACCGTTCGCGATTGCGCAGCGCTCGCGAGCCTTACGACATCCGATCGGGCGATCAATGCCAGGTCGGGCGTCATATACGATCTTCGCCACGTCGACAGGCAAACAGGCCGGGCTGACGTGATCATAAGCGCCGACGCTGGCACACCGACGGAAGGGGGCTGATATGCCTTTCATAATTTTTGACAAGCCTTTCAGCTTTACCCCTGAAGCCGACCGTCGAATATCGGTCAATTATGCGGCGGGGAAGTCTTACAATGTGACGCGCGAGTGCGCGACGAAGGCGACGGCGCAAGGCGTCAGATACAGACTAGCCCCGAAGGATGGTGACGAAGATCATGGAGATATCAGCACAAACGAAGGGCATGGACCGACTGAAGGCGAGAGCGGCGAGAATGCCGAAATCGGTCCGGCGCCGGATGACGGAAGCAGCGAAGCAGAACGCGATAGCTTTGAGGGACGCGGCTATTCGTGACGCGCCTCGCGACAGCGGCGAACTTGAAGACACGATCAAATATTACCCCGACCGCAATTCGGCGGGCCTGATCTGGCGTGTCGTCGCGGGCGTTAAGGCGTCATCCGGCTTTTATGCCCGATATGTCGAGTTTGGAACGGTCGATCAGCCCGCGCACCCTTTCTTCTTCGTGAACTATCGCATTCTCAGGCCGCGCTTTAAGTCACGCATGGCGCGTGCAATGCGTAAGGGGATCAAGGAAGCATGATAAGCCTTTCAGACCTTCAGGACGCTGTCGGCGCGCTTCTCGAAGCTGACGCAGGCGTGACGGCGGTCCTGGGATCGCATGACGCCCGCATTCTCGGCGGTCCTGATCCGACGGCGACCTTCCATATCTGACGATCGGCGAAGATACTGGCGTCGACGCTTCCGTTCAGTTTCTATCGGCGCGGACTGTCCGCCTGGCGGTTCACATCTGGACGAAAGAGGAAGGCTTCGCGTCGTGTAAGGACATCGGCGCGGCGGTGATCTCGGCGCTTGAAACAGAAGACGGCTTCGCTGTCTCGACGGATGTCCGGTGCGTCTCATGCTTCCCGGATCGCGAACGGTATATGCGCGACCCGCGAAACGGCATTCGGCACGGCGTGATCGAACTCGAAACCGAAATCGAAGCGACAGCCTAAAGCGCATACTCAGCGTTGCAGGTTAACCCTGTCCATAAACGCGCGAGGCTCACACAATGGCACAAGTCGAAACCTTCAACGGTTCAAAAATTCTAGTCAAGATCGGCGACGGGGCCGATCCCGAAGTATTCTCTCACCCGTGCCTGATCAACTCTTCCCGGTCTATTCAGGGGTCAGTGACGACCGTCGACAGCGTTGTGCCTGATTGTGCCGATCCTGACGCACCCGCCTGGACGGAACGCGAGAAAGACGCGATTTCCTACACGATCAGCGGCGAAGGTCTCATGAACCGCGCCGACATCGGCCCCTATTTGACCTGGCTCAAAGCCGCCGCGAATAAGAATGTTCAAGCGGTGATCGCTGACGGTCTTTCGGGCGCGTATGTCCTGTCAGGCGCGTTTCACCTGACCGAATTTGAGATCAGCGGCAACCGTAAGGAAAAAGCGACCGTTTCGATTACGCTCGTTTCGGACGGCGTCGTCGCCGAAGCCGCGCAGGCCTAAGCGTGTCGCGCGCGGGGCAAATATCGATCAACTGGGGCGATGGTGAACACACCTTCGCCCTGAAGATCAAACAGCTGATCGAACTTCAAGAGAAGTGCGACGCCGGTCCGCCTTTCATCCTTTCACGGCTTGAAGGTGGTTCCTGGCGCGTCAATGACGTTCGCGAGACGATCCGCCTGGGTCTTATTGGCGGAGGGGCGTCAGTGACCGACGCGCTGAAGCTGACGATCAATAACGTCGACGATCAGCCGTTAGGCCAGAACGCTCTGTTTGCCCAGGTCATCCTATCGGCGGCGCTTTTCGGTGCGCCTGAAGGCCTGGAAGATGCACCGCCGGAAAAGCCGACGGCGGACCAGCTGGCGCCGAACCCCTACCCAGGGGCAAGCTTCGATGGTCCGCCTATTTCGGAACCGGTCTCGCCGCAGGTCTGACGCCTTCGGAAGTCAACGCCTGTTCATTGTGGGAATACGCCGTCGCAACTGACGGCTGGCTAAGGTCACAAGGTGTCAGTTCCACGCCGGCGCCGACTGATGATGAATTTGATGAGGTGATCGCGCGCTATGGCTGACGATATCGAAGTTCTGATCACCGAATTGCGCGTCGACATGAAGCGCTATGAAAGCGCGATGCGTCGTCAGGCGCGGTTGACAGAAACGACAGCCGATAAGGTCGAGCGCCGCAAGGTTGCAGTGGAATCTTGTGATGAAAAAGGCTAATATTTAATCGACCCGACGGAGTGTTGTAGCACTCGACGCCGGGTCTAACCAAGACGATCACGGAAGGATCGAATATGGCTGATTCAACAAATACACCCGCAGAGGTTTGGCGGGCAATCCCAAACTTCACTGACTATTCTGTATCAAGCACTGGTCGCGTAATGCGAACAGCTGGCGGCAAGGGTGCAAAGCCCATGCGGATAATAAAACAATCCAAAGATCAAGGCGGGCGGTTGGTTTTCAACGCAAGCATGAGTGGAAAGGTTAAGCAGTTAAAAGTTCATAGGGCAGTGGCATTTGCATTTATCGGGCCTTGCCCAGAGGGGCACGAGGTCGCTCATCTTGACGGGAATCAAGAAAACAACTGTGTTGTGAATTTATCCTACTCAACGCCTGTCGAAAATAACGGGCATAAGCGAGCGCACGGCACTCAGCCAATGGGCAGCGATATACACTGCGCAAAGCTACGCGAATCAGATGTGGCCTCAATTCGCAGGCAATATCCTAAAAAGTCATATGCGGTTCTGGCAAAA